AGTACATGGCATTCGTGCTGCCTGCAAGATTATGAAAACACGTTATGCAAAACCTTTCGAGTCATTGCAAATTGAAATCCCATATTCAACAGGCATGAGTCCTTACAGTGGTCTTGTAGATCTTTTTGAAAAACAAGGACTGCTGACACAACAAGGCAACAGACTAAAGTATGTTGACCCGACCTCCGGAGAAGAACACTTATTCTACCGAAAAGAATGGAAAGATGATAAATTAGATATGATAATGAATAATTATCATCTTAAATCTACACCTACTATTCCTGAGGAGAAAACAGAAGATGTTGAATGAAACACAAATTGGTGATATCTGGTTAAACTTTGTCGAGTATCTCGATAAGAAACAATTAGAAACAGTAGCAGAACGCTATATTGATCTACTTGCAGATTTTGGAGTACCTGACAAAGCATTGCAAGCAGCTACGGGTGTTGATGAAACACTTGATCAAGCTATTGCATATTATCTCAATGACGATGGCTTCGGAGACGAAGACGATACACCAGAATTGGACTTTTAATGGGTTGGTATACTAAGATAGCCAAGGATATTTCTAATATTCCGGATGCTGTGGATCATTTTGAATCTGAATTACAAGAAGCCAAGAGAGAAGTAAAAATCTTTGGCAACTTGGAAAAGTCAGCGGCTGATCTTCCGGGTGTAGTTGAACAACGCTTTGGACAATTACAAGAAATTGAGGCTATCTTGGAATACCTGAACATTGAATTGCGAAGATTAAAGAGTAGTCATTTTAGAAAATACCTTGAAACATATCAACGTGCTCTTAGCAGTCGTGATTGTGAAAAGTTTGTGGAAGGTGAAGCAGATGTTGTTGACTTTGAAAAGATTATCAACGAGTTTGCTTTACTTCGCAACAAGTGGTTGGGTATTACCAAAGGTCTTGACCAGAAACAATGGCAAATCACTAATATTGTAAAATTGCGTATTGCAGGTATGGAAGACGCAAGTATATAATCAATTCCACCAAAAGGTGACCTATAGGCCTTAAATATTTACGGCCTATTTTTTTGTCTAAAAGGTTTGACATTAGACAAAACTATGCTATACTACACATATGATAACAGTTGATCACTTATTGCTTAAAATTGTAAATTTTACTGGTCCCACTATTGAAGAAATAATGCCCAGTAGAGACTCGCGAGTTTTACGAAGTTTAGCAACAGCAGTGGGTACTCATTATTTTATTACTGAAAGCCAATCAAAATTGTTATTGAAGATTTTGAAGGAACATAGTGAAAAAATAGCCCTAAATTGCCAAGACCTAGTTCACGCATTAGAGTTACCAACTTGGTCTAAAAACTTTAGAAAAGTTGAACAAGTGAAAAAATTCTTTATCGGTAAAAACTCGTCAGACGATTTAACACTTTTTGTAGAATTCACGTTTTCTGCCAATTTTCGCAAAATTATACAAAATAATACAAAACACATCGAGAACTTGATTATAGTTGCACCTGGTAAAAGTTACCAAGCTGACTTAACAGAAAAGAATGTGGTAGTGTTATGCGAATTACTATTGCCATTAGAATTCGAAGTCGATGAGTTGATAAAAAAGTACTACGAAACCATAAAATCCTGGGAAAAATCAACATTTCAAGACCAGTACTTGATCAGCAATATGCCCGGTAATGCCTTTCAAAAGACCATTACTGAAGACCTTGGACTCAGTACAACCATTGACAAAAACATCATTAATGACAGAAGTGTCAGGTACCAGTATTTCACAGAAAAACCGGAAAAAACCGGAAATTCCCTGGTTGAGCATATTGCCAATAGACCACAGTCTCGCTTGTGGATTGACAGTACAATACACACTGTGGACAATGTGATAACGTCCTTAATTGCACTTAAACGATTTCCACTACTGGTTGTGTTCCCCAATTGGCTACCACAAAAACTCCAAGAAAATATGGTGATTTTGAGCGATTGTTTGGAGAAAAATAATATTGCAGATAGTGTTGGAATTTATTTTAGAATGGATAATGATACGCAAGGAAAATTATTCAATCAACTTATCGCTGAGAAAAAATATAATAGTCAGCTGGATAACACTACACAAGTAGTTGGTATACAAACTGGAAAATTACCCAAATTTTTGATAAAAAATGACTGGACTCCTATGAGTGTAATTTCGTTCGATGCTAATCTCAGATATAACAAAGCATCGCTATATACCAATTGTTGCGACCTTGTTATTACATATTCCGAAGCACCTACTATTATTGAGCAAAGATTAAAATGACAATACGATTAGTAATTAAAGACGAAGTTAACATTAAGTTAGAGAATTTGCCACTGGATGCTCGCAAGAAATTAGCCAACGCATTTAAGTATGAAAATCCATATGCAAGATATCATCCTGCATACAAACTTGGACGTTGGGACGGAATGGTCAGTTTGTTTGGGCTTGGCGGCAACGGTTATCTTAGTCAGCTTGAAACTATCTTAGACGTATTAAACAAACTGGGAATTAGTGTTGAAGAAGTAGACGACTTACGTACCACTAGCAAGATATCTTTTGAACCTGTGACAGAATCTTATTGGGCAGACCAAGGCAAAGTATGGCCAAAGGGTCACCAGCAAGCAGGTCAGCCTATTATGTTGCGTGACTATCAAGTTGATGCAATTAACACATTTTTAACCAATACTCAAGCACTACAAGAGATTGCAACAGGTGCTGGAAAGACCATTACAACAGCAACATTAAGTCAGCTTGCAGAAAAATATGGTCGTACAATTACTATTGTTCCTAATAAATCTCTAGTGGAACAAACAGAAGAAGACTTTATTGCAGTGGGATTAGATGTTGGTGTTTATTACGGAGATCGCAAAGATTTAGGTAAGACACACACCATTTGCACTTGGCAAAGCCTTAACATTCTCGATAAGAAAAGTAAAAATCACGAGCATGACATTGTTACACTTGCTGAATTTCTCGACGGAGTTAAGACTGTTATTGTTGACGAAGTACACATGGCCAAAGCGGAAGTGTTGAAGAATTTACTCACACAAAACTTGTGTAATGCTCCCATTCGTTGGGGATTGACAGGAACTGTGCCCAAGGAAAAATTTGAATACGAACAAATTTTTGCAAGTCTTGGTCCAGTAGTTGGCGGCATCAAAGCACACGAGCTACAAGATATAGGTGTGCTTAGTGCATGTCACGTAAACATAGTTCAAATGGTAGACTTGCCGGTTTTTACATCATATCCAGACGAATTAAAATATCTTGTCACAGACGATGACAGGATGATTTATGTTAGTAAACTAATTAAAAAAATATCACAATCAGGCAACACACTAGTATTAGTTAATAGAATTGACTCAGGCAAATTTATCATCAACGAAATTGAAGACGCAGTTTTTGTCTCGGGTGAGGTAAAAACTAAGGATCGCAAAGAAGAATATGACGAAATTAAAACAAGCACTAACAAGATTATTGTGGCGACTTACGGTGTGGCCGCTGTGGGTATTAATATCCCTAGGATTTTTAATTTGGTTCTTTTGGAATCCGGAAAGAGCTTTACCCGAGTTATACAGAGCATTGGGCGAGGCATTAGAAAAGCAGAAGACAAGGACTTTGTCCAAATCTGGGACATAACCAGCACCTGCAAATATGCCAAGCGGCATCTTACTGAACGTAAGAAATTTTACAAGGACGCTAAGTATCCTTTCACATTAGAAAAGATAGACTGGCAAAAATAAGGAACTATGCAAATATTAACATTAGAAAATAAAATGTTCTCATTGAACAACTTACCAGAAGAAGTGGATGAAAATACACGGTTTGCTGTGTTGGACAACAGCGATCCAACTGAGCCCGATTTTTTCTTTATGCCATTAATCTTTCTGGAAAGTTTTAACGCACCTGCAATGGTACTTAGAATTGGCAACGATGAAGTAACAATGCCATTGGATTGGAGTATTGCAGTGGGCGATAGTAGCAGTGCCAGTGACATTGAAATTTTACCGTTAACAAGTCTTAATGATAGAGGATTCGAAGCATTAGTTTTTAACCCATTAAGTAGCTTTAGAGTAGAGTTTAAAAAGATAGAGATTGTAAATTTTTATAATGATGTTAAATGGTATTTTCCAAAGATGAAAAATAATCAACTATTAGCAACTCCTACACGCGGCGGCGACAAACCAGATTGTGTTTATTTTGTTAAAGAAATTTCACGTCAGTGCGAAATCATTCAGTTGGATAAAATATTATGACATTAAAAGTAGCGTATTTTCAACCTATCATAGTTGCGGCTGCACCTGTTCCACCAGCGGATTTTGTTAAGATTTATAATCTCGTGGAAGCAGTTCACTCGCAAATTACAGCACAAGAAGTACAGTTATATCCCAATGAAACCGACGTGGATTACGGCTGGCTTGTATCGCTAATTGAAGAAATGTGTAAAGGTTATATGGATCTAGTATCCACACAATCTGTTACAAAGGATCTAGATTACTGCAACCCTAAAGTAGTAAATATTAGAACTGTTAAACAGCTCAGTGGTGACTATATGGAAATGCACACTCATCCTGCAGGAAATTTAAGTGGTCATATTTACACCAGTGTTCCAGAGTATGGAGAAGGTAAAAAGCCAGCAGACGGAAATTTATTATTAAGGCTTCCGCAAACTAGAGATTTAACTAGATTTATTATGCAGGATACTTGGAAATTTCAACCAGAGCCTGGCACATTTGTATTGTTTCCAAGTCATATTCCGCACAGTGTTAATCCATGGCATGGACAAGGAAGTCGGACATTGCTAGCATTTGATGTAATATTAGTGGCCAAGGAGATGTAATGGGAGATCTTAAACCTGGTGCAAAATATATCTACGAGCGTAACGGCGAGGAAATATATGCGAGAGAGTTTGGAGATAACGAGCGTAAGTTAATTGGTTATCAGTACGAAAATGGAACAGATCCTCGAACAGCAGATGGGCGGCCCCTGCATGAGCACATGAAAGAAGATCAATTGTGGGGACAAATTCGGAGAGAAGCAAAGACCAATGTGACTTTACAAAAGGCCCTGGATCGTGCTATAATGATATACAAACTTAGTAAAGATAAAGTATGAGTGAAAAAGTAGAGCTTAAAGAAAAACTGGCTGCAATAGATCAGAATGTTAAAGAAC